ATCTAATACCTCGATTTCGGTTTCCGTAGAGCCTACGCCCAGCGCTAGGCTCGTCGTCGCCCCGTTTGAGAATTTAACCGGCATAATTAGCTGACAGTTATAGTCCAAGTGATAGTCATAGTATCTAAAGCCCCTTTATTGACAACTGGGAATGTAGTTCTAGCCAGCATTGCGCCTGCAGTAGTATCGTTAAATATACCAGCTTCTTTGATCGCCCCGGTTGCTTCCCCAGGCGCGTACGTACAACTAAATACTACCTCGTTAAGATCTGCACCTGTACCTTGTACGCCTCTATCGCCGGTCACTGACTTTCTATATAACTCGGTGGATAGTGCCGTCTCGCTTATTAGCGAACCGCCACCACCTGAAGCCGCATTCGCGTCAGATGTTCCGAGACCCATTTGTGACATATCTGCGGGAATTGTATGAGCTCCGCCGGTATCGATCATACGCGCCGCTACCCACTGCTTACCTGACGTGACTACTGTGTTATCAATAGTACGTTCGGTCTTTCCATTTAACTTGATGTCAAGCTTGCCACTGATTTGAAAATTATCGTTGATCATTATTAGTCCTATAAACCGCCATTAAAATAAAATTGTCCAACCGTTGATGCTCCTAACACCGCTGACCGTGGTTGGGGTATCAGCGATAAAATAAACTGTTCTTGTAGCGTTAGTGTCTCAGGGACTCGGAGCGATTGGCTCATAGTGTGCCCGTCACCTACGCCTACGTTCTCTAAGTTCGAATGTGAAACAGCTAGCCCTACACTATCCTGTACACTCGTATTTTCTGACTCGTCTTTCCTGATGAGCCGACTGAATGAGTCTGATATACCGATCGTTTCATCAACAGGTATAGTCCTGTCGACGAGGATGATATCGCCTACACCTATACCTTCGTGATATGTTTGAGGGACGAAATCAAGACCTATGGTATCCTGTACACTCGTATCTTCTAGCTCATCCTTGCGGATACTATAACTAGAATTATCTGATACCCCGATCGTCTCGTCAGAGTATTCGATCCCGTCATACCACCCAAATAATTTACCGCGAGCGATAAGGACCTCGTCTGTTACACCTATACCTTCGTGATATGTTCGAGGGACGAAATCCAGACCTATAGTGTCCTGTACACTTGTATTTTCTGAATCGTCTTTGTGGATACTATAACTAGAATCATCTGATACCCCGATCGTTTCATCGACAGGCATGACCCTATCGACGAGGATGATATCGCCTACACCGTACGAACTAGCTTTCTCATTTTCGTACTGCGTGGTTAAGACATCGTCAAATGCAAGGGTGGATTCGGGTAGTCGATCTATATCCCATACTGTGGATTGCGTATCGCTGACCGTAGCCGTATCTGATTCCGTTTTAGTCGGGTGTATAGCCGCAGAACTAAGTACCGTTGATGTAGACTGGAGTACTTTCTGATTGGATGCACTGAGTCGATCAGCGAAGCCGAAAACGTTAGATTTATCCCCTTGGTAGTTCTTCTCTACGTCTTCCTCGCCTGCTACGACATTCCAGTCATCTAAGGTAAACGTACTGGAAAGAATTCGGGCAAACCTGTTTTCCCGAGAGAATATATCGCTGACACTTGTAGTGTCGGGTCGATTTTTAGTGAAGTGATTGGTAGATGCGTCCGATAAGTTATAAACGTCACTGTCGGGTCTATGAGTAGATAACCCAGTCTGATCGCTTAATGGTTGTACGGAGTACTTACGGGTTTCATAACCTTTTACGTCTTGGTCAGGTAACCCTAATAGTGACGTACGATTCTTACCTGTAGCTAGTGCCGAACTATCGCCGGTAGATACAGAGGACTCTGCTCCAGTATTGAAGTGAATACTAACCTGATCCAGCGTTACGTGGAAAGTAGAACCCTCTATCCGGTTCCCGCTCTCCGCATCCATAGTGATGCTTGTCGCAGACGTGTACGCGCTAGAGACTTCCGTTGCTAACTTACTATAGGAAGTAGACGCGGTAAGTACGCTTAATTCTACCGTAGCGCGTAGCGACACTAGAAGTCGTCCCTTACCTTAAACTTTAGTTTGTCGAAGACAGTCTGTTTACCTGAAGCGTCCTCTATTTCGATCTCGCCCTCGTAGGTTCCCGCATCTACGTCTAGCGTAGTAGGGTTCCAGTGCATAAAGCATCGACCTTCCGTGTATGGCGCGTGTTTACCGCAGATCATTACGTTTACGCTCTCATTATCTAGGGTACCACCTAGCGGACGGAACTTAACTCTGACTGTCTGGTTGGTTAGATCTATAGGTGCCCAAGTGCTAGGGTCGTCTGGGTTCAACGTAGACCCAACCGCCGCCGTATTTGAATCTCGTAGGACGAAATTTAATTCGGGTTTATCATCTCCGGCCACCAAATTGATGGTCTCGTAATACGCCATATTTAACTCCTCTGGAGGTTGTTCTCAGCATTGGCTATGCGATGTTGTATTTAACTAGTTGGACCTGGACCTGGGACTACTGCATCCTGTTGGTTAGGGTCTACCATTCTATCGACCTGGTATTTAAGGCCTAGCGTAGCGGTAAACGCTTCGTAATGTTTTAAAGCCCGTTGAGCGTTACCTGCAAAATCCGCGTCCTTACTGTAGGCCCTGTACAACACGTAATCTAGAACCGCGTTCCTATACACTCCTGGTATATTGAGTATTCCAGTACTATCATCCCCTGCGACCTGCTCTACCGCGTCCGACGGTACGGAAGAATACACTATTTCAATCTGGGTACCGGCGGCGACTCCAGGGTATACGTAGAACGTCTTAGGGTTTCTAAGATCAAACATATAATGCTGGACGGTATCGCTGGTAATATTTGACTGCCACGAAGGTAGCTGGGCGTCTAATACGTCTCTGTCTACTACAGTGATCGCGGAGCCTGCAGTATTCCCGGTCATGTTACGAATAACATCGATCAACCTAATACCTTCTGGGTACCCGGCTTCGGCCCCTAGTGGTAATACCTGTTTCGTACCTGCAGCTAAGGTAATCGTCTTAGACTTAACACTAGCATCGGGTCGAAATAATACAATCTCATTCTGGGCATCATTGACCCATTTGAGTAGCTCACCTGCCTGCCATCTAACCTTAGTAGTATCATGTAATATGATACCTGCGCGGGTTATAATACTGTCTACTGTAGTACTCATCTTATATCACCATATTGGGGCTATTTCTGGGTTAGCCGAATCTTTAAATGAATATTCCCGACGCCCTTCTGTTTGGGCTCGAGCTATCGATTGATTGTATAAATTGAAGTAATAAGCCCCTAGATCTGGGTTACTCCACGCTACCCCTGGTTGCATATAGAGAATGTGTTTAGCCTTCATTACTATCGGCTCATACCACCTATCTAATAGGGACCCGTCTATACCTGCGTTCTTAACGTTTTTCTGCGGCATCAGGGATGCCTCGATGACTAACCCCTTTGGGATTTTGACTTCGGGGATAGTACCTAGGCGAACCACATTACGCGCGTCGTCATTGAATACGAAAGTATATGTACCGTGCGCTTTACCCCAAGATTCTGAAAAGGGGTTATGGTGTAAATTAGCACCTAAGTTCTGTAGGTACTGGCCGTCTACCATCACGTTAAGTATTCGAACTACGTCCGTATCTGCGGGTAATGCCCCAGCTAGTTCGTAGTCCGATCTACCCGCGAGTAAACCTTGCGTATCCTTAACTCTCCAAGCATCTGTCCTTCTACAGAAGTCACGGACGGAGTCTACTACTGCCCGATCTATCGTCATAGTAGGACACCCTAATACCTCGGGTGCTATCAGTTCTGGAAAGTTATTTAATCTCATCCGACCACGCTATAGGGGTAAGTTAATACTTCGTTAATAGGTGTTGAATGGTTTTCTGGATCGTATCCCATCTCATACTGAAGTGCATGTCGAAGCGCTTCTTCTATATAGTCTGGTACGCGAACTTCCAACCCTCTCTTAATTAGCCAAGTCTTACCGTTTACACCTACAGGTACGTCATGTGACCCTGTGGCGCCGGATTGCTTATGTACGACAAGCGTCACATAGTTAGTGCCTTTGGTAACTTCCTTAACTGGGATTTCCTTTTCCTTCGATACTACTGCTTTCTTCGTAGCCATTACTGCTCCTTGTACTAATTAAGAGAGGG